CAAAATGTAATGATTATCTCTAGTGATAAAGATTTTATTCAGTTACATCAATATGACAATGTGAAACAATTTTCACCTATCGCCAAAAAGTTTATTACAGATAAAGATCCTAAATCATATCTAGATGAACATATATTAAGAGGTGATAAGAGTGATGGTATTCCAAACATTCTAAGTGATGACAATGTATTTGTTGAAGAACGCAGACAGATACCACTCACTAAAAAGAAAATTGCTGAATTGGATATGGATGATTTGTCAGAAAGTAATAACTACAGATATTCAAGAAACAAAACACTAATTGATCTATCATGTATTCCAGAAAGAATTGAAGAAAAGATTCTTACTGAATGGAAAGAGACAGATCAATGTAAATCTAAAAAAGATATGTTAAATTATTTTATGAAACATAGACTTAAAAACTTAATGGACGTTATAGAGGAATTTTAATATGGCAGAGAGTATTCCACATATATTTCAAGCTGTTCAAGCAGCAACAAAAAAGGAAAAAGTTAATGTACTTAGGCAATTGGCAAATGAGCATGTTAAAAAGATATTGCTACATGCTTTTCATCCTGGTATAAAATTTGTTTTACCAGAAGGAACCCCGCCTTATGTTTTTAGGGGAACTCCGGAAGGCTTTCCGACTACTTTGTATCCTGAAGTTCGTAAATTTTACATATTCTGTGAAGGAGGTGGTGCAAATATAGAACAGATAAAAAGAGAGAGCATCTTTATTCAAATGCTCGAAAATATTCATCCTGACGAGGCAAAGATCGTGATTGCCATGAAGGATAAAAAATTAAATGAACTTTATGATACCATCACGTATAAGTTGGTTCGGGAAGCTTTTCCGGATCTTCTTCCAGAACAGGAGGTTAAGAAGAAGTCGTCGGCAAAAAAGTCTGGTGGAAAAGGGCGGCAGCAAAAAACTTGACATTTGCGATGGTTCTTGATATACTAGGTTTGTATGAAGATGAGGATTCTCATGGTGAGGAATCTCAATGGTTGGTACAACCCCCTAATATGGATTTATTATGAGAAAGGTAATTCTTGCCCTATTGTTTAGTTTAGTGATCACTCCGGTTTTTGGTAAAATTATCACCATGAATGGTGAACAATACCAAGCTGTTCTTAATGAGGACACTGGTGAATATATATTAAAAAAGGTTGGTAATTCATCAAAAGATTTTGGTAAACCTAAAGTTTCAAAATTAAAAAATACTATTGAAAATGCTAGATCTGTATTGAGAGAAGCAGTTTCAAAAGTTGAATCTCTTGAAGATGAAGATCAACTTAATCATTCTGTTTTAGATAGGAAACCAGTTAAATCTAATATTGTTGAAAAGATTGAATCTGAATCTTCTTATGTTGAACAAATTTGTGATAATCCAATGGGTTGTCGACAGGATGTTAAAAGTGGTCATTGTCCTGATTGTAAAAATGTTCAAATATTTGAACAAAAAATAGTACAAAAAACACCAGAGAAAAAAGTTTTTCATAAAAAAGTAAAAGATATTTCTTTTATAAAAGAAGGATCATATTCTCTGAGAAAAATACATACTATTATGGGTGTTGATCAAAGAGAACTTTATTTTTCTGAAGGATTTTCTTTTTATTACAAAAAATTATCTAGAAATGAATATTATGTAAAAATTGGTGGATCATCTACATATAATATGGATAATGAAATAAAAGTTGTAGCATGTCCTATTCCAACTGTTAGAATTATTAAATTAAATGATAAAGGAAAGGTTATAAAAAAGACTGAGTTGGATGGTGGTTCTTGTCCAGGGCTTTATAAAACTGATACAAGTTTTGGTTATGATGATCTTGGTAATTTAAAAAAGATTAATAAAAGATTGAATTCTGCTTGTGTTACTGATCATTGTAATGATAAAGGTGCAATTGACATATTTACATTGGTTTATGAAGGATGAGGCCCGGTAGTTAAATGGATATAACAGGAGCCTTCTAAGCTCTCATTCTAGGTTCGATTCCTAGTCGGGCTACCACAAATTTACCTAAATATATGTAAGATCAATTACTTACTAAAGGAAGACAATGTTTAGGTTTTTATTAGTAATGATTTGTGTGTTGATGCTTTTGGGATGTTCAAATAAAAATGCAGAAGTTAAAACAAAACAAAAAACAAATATCACAAAACAGTTAGTTAAACCATGGCCAACAGAAGAAAAACATTTTTGGACATCTATGATGTTCGCACAATTATCAGCAAGGCCAGATGTTAGAAATAGATTTCTACCAATACATCTATATAAAACTGTTGAGTGTATAATGAATGAATATGAAAAAAGATATGATTTTGAAATTTGGAAGAAAAACTTTGGATTAAAAATGAGTGGTGTTTTACCACCAGAACAAGCTCAAGTTGCTTATAATTTAACATATTTTTGTTCAAGTATACAATTACAAATTCAACAAAAAGAATTACAAAATAATTTTAATGAAAAGGATGCTATATGATTTCAGTGAAAGTTTATGATAATAATGTTGGTAAAGCGATTGATAAATTGAAAAATTTATTAGTAAATGAGGGACTTTTTAAAGAACTTAAAGATAGAAGACATTATACCAAACCGTCTTTGAAAAAAAAATTAAAGCGTGAAGAGGCTGAAAGGCAAAGACAAAGAGATTTTAAAAAAGAAATTAAAGCCCTAGAGAGGGATGATAAGTTTTTTCTATGATTTCATTAATTAGAAGAGCGTACTTAGACGAATTGTGTGATTATCATCCTGTTATGGGTGATCCTTGGCGTCCTGTTGTTATGGATGAATATGAATTTGAGGATGCATGCTTTTCTAATTCATTTCATTGGTGGATGTGGGAAGTTTTTGATGAACATTGTCCAAGTCTTGAAGAAATGCAAGAAGATGTTCAATTTAAATTCGGTAATAAAATTGATTACCGTGAACCAATTAAATTGTGTTTTCCCGTCACCAGAGTAGCAAAATATAATACTAAAAAAGGTAAACAATCTTTAGTTACTGTTTATCATATTCCGCCTGGTCGGCCTTATGATCCGTCTATAACTAAAAAAAGAGCGCAATTAGCATATGATGCTTGGAAGTCTGGTAGATGGACATTTCATGAAGCAATGACTAGAAATAAATCTAGGTGGAAAGCGATAACAAAATATACTCCTTATGTACCAGAGAGAAAAGTTAAAATAAAAGAAAAGGTTAAACAAGCAAGTCAATATGTTTTGGATGGTAGATCACTAAATGATGCCTTACGATTAACAAAATTGACTAAACAAACTTTTTATAAACACACAGGAGGAAGCAGACTTCTCATTTCAAGTCATGAAAGATATCAAAGTTTTAACAGTTAAAAATCCATACGCATTTTTAATTTTAGCAGGAATTAAAAAGTATGAGATTAGATCTTGGTCTACAAAGTATCGTGGACCATTGTATATACATTCAGCAAAAGTACCTGTCAAAGAGTATGATGTAAATACTATAAAAGGTATATCAAGATTAAAAAATAATCATATAAGTATTGATTACATGGCCATGCATGGATATATACTAGGAAAAGTAGAATTGGTAGATATTAAAAAAATTGGTGAAGATATACCAAAACCTCAAGCGGCACTTGATGGGTGTTGTGCCATAGATGATAATGATAAATACGCATGGGTTTTACATAATCCAGAAATAGCAAGTTTAACAATTGCCACTAAGGGCAAATTAGGTCTATGGAGTTTAACAAATGGAAACACTGACGATTAGTGAGAATGCAGCAAATGCAGTTCTTGATGCGATAGTTGCACATGAGCATTTAAGAGTAAGTGCAAATTCTGGTGGATGTTCTGGATGGAAGTGGTCAATATGGACTGAAGATGAAATGTTATATACAGAAAGAGATGTAAAAATAAAAACAGATTATGGTTTTGATATTGTGGTAGATAGAGACATTTTAAATGATATTTTGGGTACAACCCATATAGATTATTCTGTTGATAATTTGGTGGAGCAAGGATTTATATTTAAAAGAAATACAGGTTTATCATGCGGATGCGGTGAATCTTTTACACCAATAAAAGAAAGACAATAATGCAAACAGAATATCACTTAATAGAAGTGGAAGAATTAAAACAAACAATAAATTATTATGAAGAACAATTAAGAGAAAATGAAATAAAATATAGAGAAAATGAAGAAAAATTAAGTGATTTACTTAAACAAAAATTAGACGAGTTAGAAAGTTACAATGCAAATTAAAGAAGCAATAAACAAATATAATGATTGGGCAAAATGGATTATAATTGTGGTATGTGTGAGTGCATTGGGGTGGCAATTTTGGTATCAAATTGTATCACCAGAATATAAATTTTATTCCACAAAAATAACGCAAATAAGTGAACAATTAGAAACTTTTCAAAATGATGTTATTTGGGCAGAAGAAAGATTACGTGAATATAGAATAGAATGGAATAATAAAAAAGAACAGTTGATAGAACTTGAAACAGATTTAAAACAAAAAGAGCAAGATATGCAAAGACAATTAAAAACTTTAGAAAATAAAGTTAAAAAATTGAGAGGAGAACTAAATAGTGGTTTGAGAAAAATACAACAAGATGCTCAAGCGGGTTTAGATCAAGTTAAGAGTGATACAAGACAAGAAGTAAATAGAAAATTTAAGTTATGGGAAGATGAATGGGAAAAAGAAATGTCAAAAGTAATGAAAAATAAATTGGGTTTTTAGGAGATTTTTGAATGGATGTCGAAAATAAACTATATGAAATATTGAAGAATGAATTTGCGATAGAAAAGGTAGAAATTACAGCAAGATGTGAGGACATTGGATTAGATTCTTTGGATATGGTTGAATTAGCAACTTATATAGAAGAAGAATTTGAAATAGAAATTAAAGAAGAATTATATGATGACATGACAATGGCTTCTGTAAAATTAGAACAACTCATTGAAGAGATAGAAAAGTTATTGGAAAACAAAAATGGCAAAACATAAGGATTTTGAACTAGAAACTATTTTAGAATATAAAAATAATGATGGAAGTAGAGGTTGGTTTGTTAAAGTTAAAAATAAAAAATGATACTAAATATGAATATCAATAATCAAAAAGAAAGGAATTATTATGAGTGATAATAATGATGTAATTGTTGTAGAAACTGCTGAAGAATCTACAACAGAAGTAGTTCAACCAGAACCACGTGTTCCTGTTGAATATGATATGGAAAATGGTGTTTTCAAAGATCCCATTTTAGAAACAAATTCTTATTATGCATTTGAAGACAAGTATCCTGTCACTGAAGGTCATGTTTTGTTTGTTCCAAAAAATGATACTTTTGAAAGTTTAGCACAAGCTTTTGTTGCAGCTTATGCTTCAGGTATAAATTCATCATCAACAGAAGGTGGATTTAAAGGATTTAATATTGGAATGAATGTTGGTTCATCAGCAGGACAAACTGTTGATTGGCCTCATATACATTTAATTCCAAGAAGAGAAGGTGATGTTGAGGATCCGACCGGTGGTGTTAGAAATGTTATTCCAGGAAAAGGAAATTACAAAGAAAATAAATGAACACTTGGGTAGAGTATTTTAAGTATGAAGATAAAAGAAATAATACTCACGCCCAAATGAAAGAACAGGCAAAATGGACTGAACCCACTGATGTTATGAGAAGATTCTTTGATAAGCCTGAAGACGCAAGACAATTTGCTAAAAGAATGGGAGATCAGGGATATCATGCAACAGTTAAAACAGATGGTGTTGGTATGGGCCATTTTGATAGGTTTAAGTGTTAGTGGTTGTATACAAAAAACTACTTGTTGGAAAATTATAAATGGTGGTAAATGTATACCTATCAAATCATATGAAGAATGGAATAGATGTGTTATGCCATGCGAAGATGTTATAATTAATTCTAAAACAAAACCTTACAAACCTGATGAATGGATTCGACCGAGGCCTTATGCTTATCCATGAATATTCTATCGAGACATTATATCACATAAAATGTGGTGAATGTAACAATTGGTGGAGTTATGCTCATACTCCTGACCTCACTTTTATAACTAATCATGATCCCAGATCATTTGCTAAAGAAAGAAAAATGCACTGTCCACACTGTGGAGCAGAGGGTGCATTGGAAACGATACAATGATAGGTGAATTTTTATTTTATTCATTTGCTATCTATGGATGCTATTATGTTATTGACGTTTGGGGTCAATGGGGATTGTTATGACTGATAAATTAAAAAGTCAATTAGAAAGATTTCTTCAATTGTTATACGAAGAATATTATAGACAAGAAACAGTAGATGAACGTGCACAAGTAAAGTTTGAAATTGAACAAGTAAAAAAAGATATTAAAATGTTACATAGTGAAGTTGTTGATGCAAGACTAACTAAGCAATGGGAACATTTAATTGGAAACAGTATATCAAAAATATAAACCCGCTCATGAATTGTTAATTGAATATTATACTTATTATGATTTGCGAATAATTATAAGAGATGAGTGGAAAGAAGAAGATGAGAAGTATGAAAGACAATGTATTAAATTATATAAAGAATATGAAGAAGCAGCGGCTAGAGAACGACAACGTGAAGAAAATTCAAAGTCTGCAAGAATAGCAAAAAAACTTGAACAGATGAGA